CACAGGAACTGATGGTTCACCAATCGATGGTGATGCAGCTGTTGACACTTTAGCAAATGTTGTATCGTCTGCTAAAAAAGTTTTAGATAAAAATGATGTACCAGAAGAAAATAGATGGTTAGTTGCACCACCTGAATTTTTTGAACAATTAAGAAAAGCAGGTGCTAAACTTTCTGACCAATCAGTAATGGCTGATGGCGGTGCATCACAAATCAGAAATGGTAAAGTCACAGACAGACCATTATTTGGTTTTAACATGTACTCAACAAATGCTATTGCAGTGTCTAGTGGATCTGCAGCATCTCATACTTTTGGTTCTTCAGGATCAAATGAGTTTGCATTTTTATACGGACATATGTCAGGAGTTGCAACTGTAAATCACATAGCAAAAACTGAATTAATCAGAGACCCTGATTCATTCGCTGATGTAGTCAGAGGCTTACACGTCTATGGAAGAAAAATCCTTAGATCTGAAGCAGTAAGATCTGGCGTAATCACAATAGGTTAATTAGGAGGATAATAGAGGACTATGGCAAACTATAATGTAACAGGTGCTGGTGGTACTACTGGGCATCCTGCTAATGGTAGAACACCTTACTTAGTTGAGAACACAGTAGATATATCAGCAATTAACGGAGACAGTGGAGCAGCTCAAAATGATGTTCTAAGAGTTATCGATGTCCCTGCAGAAACTTTAGTTTTACATGCAGGAATGGAGATCTTAACACAATTATCAAATAGTGTTACAGTAGACTTAGGAACAGGAGATGACGTTGACAACTTTGTTGATGGTGATGCAAAAGAAACTGGATTCTCAGTTTTAACTGCGACAGCAAGACCAGTTATCGCAAGTGCAGATACAATTGATATTAAAGTCTTAGATGCAGCTTCAACTGCAGGTAAGATCAGAGTATTTGCTTTACTTTGTGATGTTTCTGGAATTGATGAAACAGATAGAAATACAGACGCACAACACGACACATCAGTGTAATCTGTATAATTTTAAGGGGGGCTATATGTCCCCCTTAATTTAATACCCCTATTAAAATAAAAGGAAATATATGGCAGTATACGATTTAAGAAAAAAAACTAATGCTAGTACGGGACAAAAAATTACTATACTTGGTAATAATAATGATAATAGGGTAATAAAATTAGAAAACAGAATTAACAATCAAGAACAAAAACTTGATAAAATATTAGAGTTATTACAAAATGGCAACAACTTACCTAACACTCACAAACAGAGTACTTAGAGAACTAAACGAAACAGAATTAACATCCAGTACGTTTGCCTCTAGTAGAGGTATACAAACGGCTGTTAAAGATTTCATAAATAAAGGTATTCATGATATTTATAATGAAACAGGTGAGATACCTTTGTTGTATGCAAGAACTACACAAGATTTAATTGTTGGTGATAATGAATATGATTTACCAAATGATTTAAGAAAAGTAGATATGGATTCATTTACAATGGGTCCAAAAGAAATAGTAACTAATGGTGAGTTTACATCTAATATAAATAGTTGGACAACTGGTGATGGATCACCATCTTACACATCTAGTGGTAATGGAAGATTAAATTTAAATAGTTCAGCAGCATATCAAGCTATTAATACTACAGTAAATAAAACTTATAAATTACAAGTTAGAGTTTTAAGTCCAAATAGTTCTAGCACTGCATTAATTGTTAGAGTTGGAACGTCAGCAGGTGGAACACAAAATTTAAATACAACACAAGCTGTAACTAATTTTAGAGAAGGTGCTATACTACAAACAACATTTACAGCTACAGCACAAACATCATTTATATATTTAGAAGCATCTGGTGTTCAACTAGATGTTGATTATGTTAGAATATCTAGAAGTGATATTGCTAATAGAAAACTAGTATATATATCATATGATAATTATTTACAATCATATAAACCAACTGATGATGAAAATGCTAAAGGTAATTATTCAGCACCATTAAGAGTTTATATATTACCTAACTATACTTCATTTGGTGTAAGTCCAAGACCAAATACAAGTGAGTATACAGTTAGTTATAATTATTATCAAACACATACAGATTTATCTGCACATGGTGATAATATGAGTTTACCTGATAGATTTGGTACATTAATTGTAGATAGAGCTAAGTATTATACATATATGCTTAGATCAGATCCACAACATGCACAGCTAGCAGATAGAGATTTCCAAAGAAAATTAAGATTATTAAAAGTAGACTACGCTACTAAAAATGACTATATGCGTAGTGATTCAATTGCAGAAAGTATTGCAACAAATATAGGAGGTAGAGTAAGTTAATGGCTATTAGAAAAGAAGAAGAAAAAAAAGTTGGTATGAAAGTTACTGATAACATGGATGGTGAAAGAAGAGCTAATGATAAATTAATGGCTAAATATGAACCAGGAAAAGTATTTAGTATGAGTAAATATAAAAAATATTTAAAAGCTGTAGAGGATGATAATGTTTTAGAAGTTTTTCCAGATGAATCTATATTTGAATTAGAACGAATGAGAAAAATTTATGAAGCACAAAATAAAGATTCGTAATGCCAACTACTGACCTTATATCACCATTTGTAGTGAGTTGTGCAGGGGGCTTAACACTTAATAAAGATGTGTTTTCTATGCAACCTGGAGAAGCTCTTATACTACAAAATTTTGAACCTGATATTAAAGGTGGATACAGACGTGTTAGTGGAACAGCATTATATAACAGTACAATTATACCAGAAGGATCTAGTAACTCTAGTTTAACAGTAGATTGTTCTATTATATTTAATGGTCAAGTAATTGTTGCTAGAGGTGGAGATATACATAGAGGAACTACATCAGGTAGTTTTACAAGTTTAGCAACTGGACTAGGTACATCTACTAGAGCATATGACTTTGAAAAATTTAACTTTGATGGCACAGATAAATTAGTTATTGCTACAGGTCATTCACCTGCACAAATAATTAATACAAGTTTTGCAGTTGATGTAGTAAATGCAACAGGTGGTGGAACTGCACCTAGTAATCCTAAATTTGTAAAAGCATTTCAAAATCATATGTTTTATGCTGGTGCAACTAATTCACAAGAAGTTATATTTAGTGTACCATTTGAAGAAGATAATTTTACAACTGGTAGTGGTGCTGGATCATTTAAAGTTGACTCTGCTGTTGTTGGATTAAAAGTATTTAGAAATGAATTAATTATATTTTGTGAAGATAGAATATATAAATTAACAGGAACATCATCTAGTAATTTTGCAGTACAAGAAGTTACAAGAAATATAGGATGCAGAGATGGTGGTAGTATTCAAGAGATTGGTGGTGATGTTATATTTTTAGCACCTGATGGATTAAGAACTATTGCAGGTACGGCAAGAATTGGTGACGTTGAACTTGGATCTATATCTAGACAAATACAATCTAGAATTGATGAAGTTACATTAGATAGAATATCATCTGTAGTTATTAGAGATAAATCACAATACAGATTATTTTATCCAGTAAATGCAACAGGACAACTATCATCAAAAGGAATTATAGGTGTATTAAAAAATAATCCTAATACAGGATCTATTGGATTTGAATATGCAGATATGGTTGGTATTAAACCAGCATGTACAGATTCAGATTTTATTAGTAATGTAGAAACACAAGTGTTTGGTGGTTATGATGGTTTTATTTATAAAATGGAAACTGGTAACACTTTTGCAACAGGTGCAACTACAACTACTATTCAAGCAGTGTATAGATCACCAGATATGGTTATGGGTGATCCAGGTTTAAGAAAATATATGCAAAGAGTTAATCTAAACTATGAAGGTGAAGGTACAACTATTGATGCAAACTTAGCTCTTAGATATGATTATGATGATCAAAATACACCACAACCATCAAAGATAGCATTACCTAGTGTAGGTGGTGCTGGACAATACGGAGCAGCAAAATATGGAGCATCACTATATGATGCATCAGGTGTTCCATTAGTAAGACAATCAGTAGAAGGTTCAGGATCCC